GATCATGTTATAATTACATGATGCTTGATATCCTCACAGTTATCCCCGGTAGAAAGAAACATACACAGAGTGGTTGGTATAGTTTTAATGCACCATGCTGCCACAATCGTGGGCATAAGGCTGACAAAAGACAACGTGGCGGTATTAAACAAGACGGAGAAAATTGGAGTTATCATTGCTTCAACTGTGGATTTAAATGTGGCTTCATGTTAGGTAAGAATATAACACGAAACACAAAACAGTTTTTACAATGGTGCGGTATTGATGAGCAACAAATTAACCGTTGGAACTTAGAGAGTTTACAGCACAAAGATTTGCTTGACTTTGTAAAAGTTAAAAAAGAAAAGTCTAAGGTTAAATTCAAAGAGATGCATTTGCCTGAGGGTGAAATCATCGACCCATTCAATCCCGTTCATAATGTATTTGTAGAGTATCTACATAAGAGAGGTATCAAGCACAACGAATATCCTTTCTTAGTAACACCTGATGCCGAAGGTCGTCAAGCAAATAGAATTATTATACCCTTCACATTCGAAAATAAAATTGTAGGACATACTAGTAGATACTTGGATGATCGTAAGCCTAAGTTCATTAACGAACAGCAACCAGGTTATGTATTTGGTTATGACTTACAGCGTCCTGAATGGGAATTCTGTATATTAGTAGAAGGTATATTTGACGCATTAAGTTTAAATTGTTGCGCACTAACACACAATACAATTAATGACGATCAGGTTGAAGTATTACGAAAATTAAATCGCAAAATCATATTTGTACCTGACCAAGATAAAACGGGTCTAACGATTTGTGATAAAGCATTAGAATTGGGCTTTCATGTTAGCATACCCAATTGGGATAACTGTAAAGATGTGAATGACGCAGTGGTTAAATATGGACGACTGCCGACATTACTAAGTATATTACAAAATTCAACAAACAGTAAGATTAAAGTAGAAATACAACGGAGGAAACTTGATAAAAGAGTTTAATGTAGATGTGCAAACGTTGTTCTTGCGCATGATGGTAACTAACGCAGAATTGTATACTCGGGTCATGAATATTATGAACTCGCAGAACTTTGATAGAAAATTGCGTCCAGTTGCAGAATTTATAGCAGAGCATAGTAAGAAATATAATGTGATGCCTGAGCCTGTACAAATTAAGGCTACTACAGGAATCGAAATAGAAACTATAGCAGAATTGGATGATGGTCATTATGAATGGTTCTTAGAAGAATTTGAAGCATTCACTAAACGGCAAGAACTTGAGAGGGCTATTCTTAAAGCAGCCGATTTGCTTGAGAAGGGCGAGTATGACCCTGTAGAGAAACTGGTTAAAGATGCAGTTCAGATTTCATTACAGCGTGATATGGGTACTGATTACTTTGCTGATCCACGAGCAAGACTTATGGCACTAAAAAGTAATAATGGACAGAACAGTACAGGTTGGCCTAGTATGGATCAAAAACTATATGGTGGTTTCAATCGAGGAGAACTACAAATTTTTGCAGGTGGTAGTGGATCAGGCAAAAGTTTGTTTATGCAGAATCTAGCGGTCAATTGGGCACAAGCAGGACTCAGTGGTGTATACATTACATTAGAACTTAGTGAAGGTCTATGTAGTATGCGTATCGATAGTATGATGACCGAAACTAGTAGCCGTGAAATTTTCAAAGACATTGATAATGTTGAAATGAAAGTTAAAATGGTTGCTAAGAAAGCGGGTAAGTTGCGTATTAAGTATCTTCCCGCACAAAGCACAGTTAATGATATTAGAGCATACTGTAAAGAATTGCAGATACAAACAGGAATGAAAATTGATTTCTTGTGTATCGATTACCTTGACCTAATCATGCCGGTTAGTGCTAAGGTCAGCCCTAGCGATTTATTCGTTAAGGACAAATATGTATCAGAAGAATTACGTAATTTAGCGAAGGAATTAAATGTCTTATTCGTCACAGCATCACAACTTAACAGATCAGCCGTTGAAGAAATCGAATTTGATCACAGTCATATCTCAGGTGGTATTAGTAAGATTAATACTGCGGACAATGTTTTTGGTATTTTTACTAGCCGTAGCATGCGTGAGCGTGGCCAGTATCAATTACAGTTAATGAAAACACGTAGTAGTTCGGGTGTAGGTCAGAAGATTGAACTTGAATTCAATACTGAAACATTGCGTATCACAGACCCCGATCCTGAGGGTCATGAAAGACAACGACATGCTCAACCGTCGGCCAACGACATAATGAATAAAATTAAGGCTACGAGTACAGTTAATGATACAGTACAAAATACAGTAGAACCTGAAGAAAAACGTGTTGTGGCCGACATTCAAAGTACGAAACTTAAGTCATTATTGAATTCTTTAAAGAAATAGAATTGTCATCGTTTTGACTAAATACTAATAGGATCTTAACATATATGCAAAAGAAAACAAGAAGCCTATTGGAAGAATTAGAGTCTATTGGGGCCAACCGAGATATTAATCATGTGATTGAATCTAGGGCTCTAAATGTGATAACCAGCGCCATTAATCTTATTGAATTAATCAATAGAAAATATGACCCCGAAAAGGCAGAACTTCTGGAAAAGAAACTCCTTAGTGCTATAAAAAGTAAAGATCAAAAAAGATTTTCAAAATCCTTAAGGAAATAACACATGAAACTAGATGAATTCAAAAAACTTGAAGAACTTAGACTAAGCAGTTTAATAGGAGACTATGGTTCTGCGGCTCTTAAGAAAATGACTGGCCAAGCAGGTGGTAAAACACTACAACAGCAAATGGCTCAGGATATGTTCATTAAGGATTTCGTAGGTGACGCAATATCTTCATTGGAAACATCTATTGAGGGTGGATTAGTTGATCCAAAAATGAGAGATGCTAGAACAAAAACTGCCTCACCAGTTAACCCAGCAGGCGTAAAGCCCGAACCAACTATACCTAGTGCCACTGCACCCACAGCACCAACTGCTCCTACTGCAACAACTGCTCCTGCAGCCGGCGGGTTGCCTAAAACAGGCACAAACATGGCTACAGGAAAGTACAAGCAACAGCAACAATCTACACAGAATTTAAATAACTATGTTAAGGGTGTGTCACAGCAATTAAGTCAGGTAACTGACAAGGCGCAAAAGATTGCTTTGACTAAAGAGTTAGTTAACTTTATGGCTGACCGTAAAGATTATCCTGAGTGGGGCAACGCATTAAAGACTGCGGAGTATGTATTAAAGAAGAATGCTGATCCTAATTTCGCAACTGCCGCTATTCAGAAATTACGTGCAGGTCAACGTCTTGACTTGAACCCAGCAGGATTAAAAGAAGGTTGGAAGATTTATTACTTGAATATGCTGATTGAAGGTGCAGGTTTGACATGGACTGATTTAGGATTGTCAGTATTGTTAGAGTCTACTAGCAAGAAATACATGATAGTAGAATCACGTTATGTAAAACTTAATAACATTTTCGAAAGCATTTTAGAAGCAGGTAATACTGGTAAGATTAGTATTTCTCAATACTTAAAAAATCAATGGTACCCACAGTATATGAAGGGTGTCAATTATGCAGTAAATCAAGCAGTTATAGATAAAGGTATTGATGCCGTACAAGCAACATATGCTAAAGATCGTGGTCGTGGAGCATTAGAAAAATTAGCACAAGTAAGTTATGCAGTTTCTAAAGGCAATGTACCAGCCGGCGCCGCAAATATTGTAGGTAAAGGTGCTGATGCGGGTGCTACAGCAGGCGCTGAAAAGGCAGCAGAACCTGCACAGGCTGCACAATCACAAGCGGCTGCTCAACCAGCACAGGCTGCAATGAATAGTCATCAAATGGCTGAGTTGGTGAAGAGTACAATGGCTAGACTTAAGGGTGTCGATGCTAAACTCTATGCTGAAACAATGAAAGAATTGACAACAGGGACACCTACACAAGGACTTGATGCTAAAGCACCTAGTGCGGCACCAGCAGAAAAGCCAGGATTCGTTGACAGACCTGCTACAACAGCACAGCCTGAAAAGAAGGTCGCAGAATCAAAAACTAAAATTCGTAGATTCAGATGAACTTAGCAGAAAGCCTATCAGCATTAGTACGTAAGATTAGTGCCCTAGAAATCGTCACTGAAGATAAGGGTCACCTAGACCATCCTGAAGATTTGGTATTCTTAGGTGACTTACAGGGTGCAAATCGTGCGTTAGATGCAATACAGAAAACTGTTAAGACACCTGATACAGTTACTATCAAGTGGGACGGTTATCCTGCATTGATATTTGGACGTGGGGTAAACGGTAAGTTTTCCATCATGGACAAACATATGTTTAATAAGAAAGACGGTACGGGCAGACAAGTGTTCAGTCCCGAACAGTTTGTTCAATATGATCAGGCACGTGGAGTAGACCGTACAGGTTTACACCAGTTGATTGCTGAAATATGGCCTGGGCTTGAGAAGGCAGATAAAGGTAAAGGATTCTATTGGGGCGACTTATTGTTTAGCCAACCATTAGAAGAAAAAGACGGTGTATACACCTTTAGGGCTAATCCTAATGGTATAACATACACAGTGGATCCTAATAGTGAAGTTGGCAAACTAATGAAGGGTAAAACTGCTGGTATTGCAGTACACCAATTCATACCCGCTGACGCTGCCTCAACCGATCAAGCGACTCCGTTAAACGGAACTATAGGCAAGTTACAGAATAATAGCAATATCGCTATAGTTCCTAGTAAGATGCCTATAACTCCTAAACTTAAACTAGACGCAGGACTAGTGAACGAAGTCAAAAAAGCAATCAACCAATACGGAGGAGCAGTACAGCAGTTGATGACTACTGCTCCTCAGGCACGTAATACGTTTAATCAACTATTCACTACGTATATTAATAAGCGAATAGTATCAGGTGATTTGAGTAATTTACTTGATGGCTTTAAAGATTACGTTGCGTCAAGACCCATGACCGACAGTATGAGAGCAAAGATAGATAAACACTTTGCTGAGAATGCTGAAGGGTTATTAGGTGCATTTACTATATGGATCGCTATTTACAATCTTAAGATGAACGTTGTAAAACAGTTAGATCAGGCTGCAAAATCTAGCCCTGTCAAGGGCTATTTACAAGACGGTACCGAAACCCAAGAGGGATTCGTTGCACAGGGTCTTAAATTTGTAGACCGTATGGGCTTTAGTCGCCAAAATTTAGCCGGCCGTTAATACCTAATCCAACGTTTTTTTGGATCAGGCATAAATAATAGTATGAACCTCGTGGGGTTCAAACTAACTAAAGGAAAAACAAAATGGCACAATTTACACGTACACATGGTGACTTTCAACCAGTTCTATGGCTTGATCAGCCAGATTATACAACCGGCGCAGTTAATGCTGTTTCTTCAGGATTAACAGTTCAGCCACAAGGTCCAAAACTTGACTTCTTCACAATCGAGTTGGCAGGCGTTGCGGCAAACACAACTATCGCTTCACAAGTGATTCAGACAGTTGAACAGTTAGCAACAATTCATATCTATGAATTTACTGACACAACAACTGACACATTGGCGCTTGCTGTATATCCAACAGGTGGTTGGACTACTGCTACTCTTGCAGCCGCAGTTGACACAGCAACTGGTGGTACTTCAACAGTTACCGCAACAGCAACATTCACAAACTAATCTTTAGTTTGAGTTGACACAAAGAACCCGAGATTTATTCTCGGGTTTTTTTACCTCTCTAAATACAGCATGCCGCACAGATTATGCTGTTATACGTTGTTTGACATTACAAATACAGGAGTACCTAATAGGGCTAAACCACCTATAGATGCGGATCCTAAGCAGTGGCTACATAAAAGAAACACACAATCTAATTTCGATACAGTATTACAGGCTATATCATTAAGGTCACAACCTGAAATAGTATCATCACCTGTAAGGGTTGATGTAAGATTTGACGAATTTGAAAACTTTGGTTTTTTATACCAACAACAAGAAGATGAAACTTATCCGGTGTGGAAATTTGACTTTGAGGTTCAGCATTCTAGTGTGTTTGAAAATGGGATAGAAGAACTGGGCGCACTGTACAATGACTGTGAAGGTATACCCATGATAAAGTGCGGTACAGAATGGATTCAACTTCCTACATTTTTAGATACGTCACCCGAATTAAGGAATATATACTTTAAACTATTATGACAGACCAAAAGAAAATAGAGAAGTTTTTAGTCAAACAACTAACCTCAGAATTATCTGAAGTTTTTATAGTTGATTGCGAGGACGGAAGTTATGAACTCTTTAACAAGTATCGGGTAGAACCTCAACCCTCAGGATACTTTAAAGTTATCCCATTTACCGTTACAGAAGAGCATACATTCTCATCCAAAAAGAATGCATTCACATGGTGCATATTTGATAAGTATAAAAAGATTACTGAAACTAAACGTATTGAAGAACTTGATTTGCTTATCAGCAGTTTGGACTTGATTATAGCCCAACAGAAAAAATTGCTTAGTAAAGCAAAGGATAATGACACTAAACTTATCTTTTTAGCCAAATTGCAAGAGGGTAAGCGTAAAAGAACAGCAATGGTTAATGAGATTAATAACTATATAAATATATCTAGACATTGGCAGAGCAGTAAGTTCACCAATACGCAACCTAAATAATTATAGGATTCAGATAAATACTATATCAGGACTGGAAAAACATACTATGAGACTAACAGATTTAGAACACAAGAACTATGCTACTACAGCATTGAAAGAAAATTTTGAGATGAGTATCAACACCTCAAAGTTGGATAAGATTAAAACAAAAACAATGCTTAATAGAGTTTCTTCACTAATGCAAGAAGCACAGAAGTCACCTGACTTTTATAAGAATCAAGGTAGTGCTCCTTACATGAAGTTAGTGTTTATGGAACAAGCACTACGTCAACACTTCCAAGAGTTGATGAAAACACCTACACGCATTGTTGTAGAAAACGAAGAAGTTGAAAAGTCACAAGTTGTTCTTGCCGCACAAGATATGGTAGATACAGTACAGAAGATGCTTGAAGATATCGGTCAAATGCAAGTTAAAGAACTTCCTGCTCTTGTTGACAGCATTGAGTCAGAGATTGGTGTGACCGAAGCACAGGGTTATAACGAACTAGTAACCGGTCAATTAGATGCATTGAGTGCCGCACTAAAAGAAGCATTCACACAGATGAAGGCTGCTAGAGATACATTAACAGGTGGTGCACCTGCTGCCGATGCATTTGGTGCAGCCGCTGGTGGTATGCCTGCTCCAGGTGAAGAAGAAGTTTCAGTAGATGCAAGTGCAACTGAAGTTGAACCTGCAGTGCCTCCAATGGCAGGCGATGAAGGTGCAGCTGCGGCTCCTGCTGAAGAACCTGAAGCAACTCCGATGGGTGGGGTAGGTCGT